GTAAAATAGCTAGTTGTGTAGGGATAAATCAAGCAACAGATTGGTTTAGATTGTATAATAAACTTGCAGAGAAAAGTCCAGAATGGGAAGATTTTGACTATGCTAATTGGGATCAACATTTACATCCTGAGTTGGTTATGAAAGTAGCAACTCTTGTGAACAATTGGTATGGAGACAAGGATGATTCTGAAAATGGAAAAGTGAGGCAAGTTTTGTTATATGATTTAATTCATACTTTGATTTTGGTAAAAGAAAAAGTCTATGTTAAGAGTAGTGGTCAGTGTAGTGGATGTGCTATCACCGCTGAATTGAATTGTATTGTTCATGATATGTTAATGTATTATGTTTGGAGAATGTTATTCAAGTCTAGAGGATATACTACTAGTCTTGATGAATTTAGAGAGTGGGTTAGTTATATTATTTACGGAGATGATATCGTTGTGTCAGTAAATCCAGAAATGTATCCTTATTTCAATGGTACAACTATAAAACCAGTTCTGGATAAACTCGGCATGACAATAACACCTGGAGATAAAACATCAAAAGATTTTGTTTTGAAGAAACCATCTGAAATTACTTTTCTTAAAAGAAATTTCATAATGGATTATTCAAAAGATGATGGAGAAACAACAACGAAATGTCTAGCCCCATTAAAACGTGATATTGTAGATAATATCATGCAATACATTCATGTAAGCGATGATGCAATTTTTGCAACAAGAACTAATTGTGAAACAGCCCTACGTGAGTATTTTATGTATGGAGAAGAAGAGTTTGTTATACAAAGAGATCGTATAAACAATAGAATTTCTGAATTTAATAAAAGAAGTTTAAAGAAAATGCAACCAATGACTTTGAACTACTTTGATTTGTCAGAAGATTATGCGAAAGGTTCATTTGCTTTGGTTGGAATGGATAATACTTGTTTACAAGTTAAAGCCAGACAACCTCAGTGAGTAAACATAGTTTGTGTGCGAGTAATATAAAGGTTCTAAGGATTCTTTCCCTTTATTCCTCTTAGAGGTTCGCTAGGAATCATAACAACTTTT